GTGGCCATAGACAGACGGTTCAATGACACGAGCTGTTACAGGCTTCCTATGCTGGGGGGTACTGACACAGCTCTGTCAGGGGGTGACAGCCTGTCAGGGGGTGACACAGCTCTGTCAGGGGGTACTGACACAACTGTGACAGGGGGTACTGACACAGCTCTGTCAGGAGGTACTGACACTAGGTGTCCGCCTAACTATAATAACAATATAAACAATAATAACTATATTGCCCCAAAAAGGGTTAATAAGAAGCAAAAGGTATCCGAGTGGATACCGACACCGGATGACATCGCCTATGCAAAAGAGCTTGGGCTAGATGCTGATGAGGTGTTAACCGATATTCGCCTCTGGGATGATAAGAACGGTAATAAAGCGTCTTACAGCAACGTTACAGCTTTTTGGCAGTCTTGGTGCAGACGTGACGCTAAAGGCCGTCCTGCACGCTCTGTGAGCCAGCAAAGCGGTAATCAGCAGGTGAGAAGCCTATCACCAGCACAGGAAGGCTACATTGATGGCTTGGCTAGGAAATATTATGGGAAATATGCACATGAGGGATATGACTTTGAGGACATCAAAGGATATCTGACTGAGTACGTTACCAAGCGATATGGGTTCGAGGAATGGGTGGCAATGGGTCACGGACTAGCACACATGACGGAGTTATGATGACTGACAAGAAATTACCACAACATTATCAGAAGAAGCGGCTCATCGGTAAGGACAAGAAAACCGAGGATGAGTTTCTCAAGCGGTTGATGGATCGTCCAGCGAAGCATGTCGGCAAGGATGTTGACATGCCTAGCTTCAACACGTTCTGGCGTTGGTTGCAGAAGGACGCAGACCTTAGAGAGCGTTACAGACAAGTCATGGAAGGCAAGGCGGCTCTCGCCGATGCCAAGATACATGACATACAAGAACAGGTCAGAGATGTGGTCAGGGATGCAAGAGATGGCTTGATCACAAAGGACGTGGCTTATGTGGCTATCCAAGCGGCAAGGCTGGATATTGATACAGAGAAGTGGCGTGCGGCTAAGTATTATCCCAGAATGTATGGCACTGATCAGAAGGTTGAAGTCGAGCATAAACACAGCTTGGTTGATGATCTCAAGATCGTATCAGAGCGCGTTGCAGAGCGTGAAGCTAGGACGATTGAGGGTACTGTGCAGGACGTTGAGGTTGAGGATGATGAGTAGGCTTGCAACCGTTGAGTGCAATGCAATCGTGAGCAACTATTTGTTGCGGAGTGGAAATGCGCTGGGCGAGATTGTTAAGGAATACAAAGGGGATAGCGGATTATGGCGCGATAACACACACTGTGTTGGCTCAACCATCTCGCGTGAGAAGCCTGAGAATGATTCGCATTTGCAGATGTTAGAACGGTTCGCAGTGATGGATAGTGATTTGTCGCATAACATGAAATATGTAACACGATACCTGCCTGTATCTTTGAGAATGAGAATGAGAATGAGAACGGTTCGCAACTGGCTACCCCCCCCCCTTAAATCACACGCGCCCCCAGTAATAAATATATATACCCACAGACACCCCCCCCTCGGAGAAAAACATGACGAATACCCCCTCACAAAAAAAAATCCAATATGACGTTAAACGCGCCCACAGCCTCGCTGACGCTGGTAAGTTTGAGGACAGTGCGAGATTATGCAGTCAATTGTTGCAAGCCGTTGACAGCCCTTATATTGCCAATCTGCTAGGGTTAAACCTGCTCAATATGGGCAAGCACGAGCATGCCGAGCGTGTCTGGGAAACTGCTCTTGAGGATGATCCGGACTGTGTGCCTGTGCTGACCAATTTGGCCAATTATTTGCGTGAGCGGCATCGGTTTAAACGTGCCTCTGAGCTGATAGACCATGCGTTGCGTTGCAAGCCGGATGATTTCAGGGCTAATCACAACAAGGCCGTTCTGGAGTTGAATATGGGCGAAGTGGATGTTGGGCTGGATTACGCTGAGAGGGCGTATGCGATCAATCCGGACGAGATTGCGGCGCGGCATACGTTGTCTATTGCAAGTTTGGGTGCAGGTCAGTTTGAGCGTGGGTTTGATTTGTACGAGGCAAGGAAGCCGTTATTTCTGCGCGATGATTCGCCATTGCCGAAATATACTGGCGGTAAGGGCAAGGTTATTGTCCGGCATGAGCAGGGCTTTGGCGACACGTTGATGGTGATGCGCTTATTACCACGGTTGCAAGAATTGGGTGCGGACGTGTATATTGTTTGTCCTAGACCGTTGCAGAGGCTGATTGAGCAGACTGGTTTATGTAAGTTGCACGAGGATGGTGTTGATGATTATACCCATCATCTGTGGACAATGGACTTAATGGGTCTATTTGTTAAGGAATGGAGTGATTGGGATGATAAGCCTTACATTAATGCCAGTTTGGAGAACCGAGCGCACTGGGGTTCGTTGCTCGGTGGGTGTGAAGGTGGGCAAAAAATCGGCCTCTGTTACGGTGGCGCGGCCAGATCGGATTCCATCGGTGCGTACCAAATTGACAGACGAAGAAGCCTTGCGCCTTCTGAGGCAATGCAGATCGTGCGTTCAAAGCCGGATGCACACTGGGTCAATTTGTCTAGGGAATGGGGCTTGCCAGACACGATAGACTTTGGCACAAGGGTTGGTGACTTTGCTGACCTAGCTGGTCTTATCTCGAATCTTGACTTGGTGATTACAGTTGACACTGCGGTGGCACATCTTGCTGGCGGCTTGGGCGTTCCTACTTGGATGCTCTCACGATACGATGCTTGCTTTAGATGGTGGCCGTACCAAGAAACAACCAATCTCTACCGAAGTGTGCGGTGCTTTTACCAGCCGAAAATGTTTGACTGGCAGTCGGTTATAGCCGATGTGCAAAAAAAATTAAATAAAATGTAATTTTCCCCTTGCAATCCTAATATACTTAAACTATATTTAAGTTATAGGCAATGGTGCTTATGATTTTTTTGGGGAGGCTCTTATGAGTTTGTTTGTATCTTCTGCTTCTGATTTTCTTGCTGAAAAGCACAACAAGGCTCGCGTTAGTCGCAGGTCTGGTTATGAATCTGATCGTGAATTTCTCGATACTCTTAGCCATGTGGTTGTTTGTGAATTTTATCGTCCTAATAACGATGGGGTTCATTTTTGCGAAATGGACTGTGAAGGTCTGGAACATGCCCGAACTATGGCAAGGTCGCAAATCGACAGGTTAGGCGCAATATCCTGCGCTATCCGGTCAGTTGGCTCTGACGGCAAGTTGTCTAAGCCAATTGAGTATCACAATTGATTAAAGATTGGGCGGCCTAGAGCCGCCCCGAAAGGGAGATTTACTGATGGAAAGATTGAGCAACGAAGTTAATGCAGAAGCTAATATCTTATCAATAATGGAAACTATTTTGGCTCTGCACTACCACCAAACTAAAGATGCAAACCCAGAATATTCAGAATATTGCAAGCAGACGAGGGAGTGGATCAAACTGTTAAAGAAGGTTCACTGTGCGAAGCAATAGCGCAACAATTAAAGGGGTGGCGTAAGCCGCCCTTTTTCTCTATGGTGATGTGATGTCAGATAATAGCGAACTCTTACAAAAGTTACACGATGACCCAGTGCTGTTTGCAGAAACGGTGCTGGATGTTAAGCCCCAGCCGTGGCAAGCCAACGCCTTACGAGCAGTGCGCGACAATGACCGGATAGCGATTAAGTCCGGTCACGGTGTCGGCAAAACCGCGTTTCTGTCGTGGACAGTGTTGTGGTGGTTATGTACGCATTACCCCTGCAAAGTGGCTGTAACGGCTAACACGGCTCACCAGTTGAGCGATGTTCTGTGGACTGAGATTGATAAATGGGCGCGGAAACTGCCGCCATTCTTCAAGGATCAGCTTGATTTTAAGACTGACAAGATTGCGCTCAAGGGTGCTACTGACAGTTTTGCCGTTGCCAGAACCAGCCGTAAAGAGAACCCAGAGGCGTTGCAAGGATTCCACAGCGAGAACATGCTGTTTATCTGCGAGGAAGCATCCGGTATCCCAGATGTCGTGTTCCAAGTCGGTGAAGGTGCTATGTCAACGGCAGGTGCGAAGACGGTCATGTGCGGAAACCCTACCAGATCAGATGGGTTTTTCTATGAGGCGTTTCACGGCTCACGAGAGCATTGGGCTACCATGACGGTTAGCTGTACCGATGCCACCACCGTGTCGGAGCAGTTCCTAGATAGCATGGCCAGCAAGTACGGTGAGGACAGCAATGTTTACCGTGTTCGCGTTCTGGGCGAGTTCCCAACACAGTCAGATGACGTGCTATTGCCGCTGAATCTTGTTGAGGACGCTATCAAGCGTGATATACAGCCTAACCCCAACACCCCTGTTGTATGGGGCGTGGACGTTGCCAGAATGGGTGGTGACAGGTCAGCCATAGCAAAGCGGCAGGGCAATGTGCTTATAGAAAAAATAAAAACTTACCAGAACAAGGACTTGATGGAATTGTCCGGCATTATCCTGTCAGAGTATGAGGCATCGCCTTACCATTTACGGCCAAAGGCGTTGTATATTGATGCTATTGGTCTGGGTGCTGGCCTAGCTGACCGCTTGCGTGAGCTTGACATGCCAGCCGTTGCAATATCTGTCAGTGAAACTGCCAGCCTAAAGGACAGGTTTAACAGGCTTAGAGATGAGTTGTTCTGGAACGCAAGGGAATGGTTTGAGGCGCGTGACTGTAAAGTGCCGGATGATCAGACCTTGGTGCAGGAGCTTACCAGTGTACGGTATAAGTACCTATCAAATGGCAAGCTCAAGATTGAAAGCAAGGATGAAATGAAGCGCAGAGGCCAGAGATCGCCAGATGTCGCTGATGCGTTTGTTTTGTCATTTGCTCAACAGGGTGCGGTTGCAGGTGGTTTCTCAAGAGGCTATACTTCCAATCGCCCCATTAACGTCAACAAGGGATGGATAGTATGACCGACAACGTAGTCAATTTTCCTAATGAGTTTAATCTGAGCGTAGACCTAGAGGACGATAGTGCCATTGAGGGTGTCAGCGAGATTATAGATATTTTCGCACAAGGCTTACATTCAGCGCATGACGTTGACCCAGAGATTTTGATGGTGGCAATGATGGAAAACGCGGCTATTTGGGGCATCAGGGCTGGCATGGACGCTGACGATGTGATGGATACGTTTAAGCGGATGCGTGTTAGGCTTGAGGAAGAATACGATGCCTAAAGACCCACGATTAGAACGCGCTGGTGTATCCGGCTACAACAAGCCGAAGCGCACACCCAACCATCCCAAGAAATCGCACGTTGTCGTTGCCAAGGAAGGCGACAAGATCAAAACCATTCGTTATGGTCAACAAGGTGTTTCTGGGGCAGGTAAAAACCCACAAACCGCATCAGAAAAAGCGCGGCGCAAGTCGTTTAAGGCGCGTCACGCAAAAAACATCGCCAAGGGCAAGATGTCTGCGGCATACTGGGCGAACAAATCTAAATGGTAACATAGGAGGCAAGCATGGCTAGACCCCAGCCTAATGTACTTGTCAATACTGACCACGGCATGATGATTGTCAATCGGCATGATTATGCACTAGCACCAGATGGACAGACTGGTTACGGTGTTGGCTTCCAACTGCTCAACAAGGGCAGTTACGACATGGATGAAATAAACCTTGTCAAGTTCCTAGCAAAAGATTTAGCGCAAAGCCTAGACAGACCTATCACGATGATAGATGGCGGTGCTAATATTGGCGTACACACGATTGAGTGGGCGAAGGCACTTGGACATAGTGGCAGAATTGTGTCATTCGAGGCGCAGGAGCATGTGTTTCATATGCTGGCTGGCAATGTCGCGCTGAACAATTGTTACAACGTCAAGCTGTTTAATGCGGCACTAGGCGCAGAAGAAGGCTGGCTAGAGATACCCAAGCCTGACTACAACAACAGTGGTTCGTATGGCTCAATGGAGCTAAAGCAACACGCCAAGAGC